AATAACGACTACTTCTTCTTTAGTTTCTTCGGTAGGTTTTTCAGATTCCCCGTGTGTTGATCCCACTTCTTGCAGTTCCACTTTGACCTCTTCTTGTTTCGGTTGTTCTTGCTCATTAGACTGTAGCACAGGTTCCTTTGGCTTTGACTCTTGAACGGCATCTTTTTCTTTTTTAGTTAAATCAACTTTAGAAACTTCGTTTTTTGTTTGAAGCTTTTTAGGTCTTCCAGGTTTTCTTTTAACCTTAAAAGTACCTTCTTGTTCTACTTTTTCTTTTTCCATAATATAAAATATAATAATTAAATGTCAAGCGCTGTTTCTCCTCTTTCATTTTCAAAATCAATAGGAGTCAAATCGTTTTTCTTTTGGTCTATCATAGCGCTTTGCTGTGTTCCAACGATTTTAGTTCTTTTATCTTTACGATCTTCTATTTCTTGTTCTCTATCTATTTCTCTATTTATTTTTTGTTGTCCAAGTTGCATGTTATAATTAAACTCTAGTTCCATTAACTCTCTTTTTATTTGAGCTTCTACACGCATGCGTTCTATCTCAAATTGAGATTTACCTTTAGCAACTTTAAGTTCAACATCCATAGTAGCTTGTTTCTTTTGAACTTCAGCCATTGCCGCAGCTTCACTAGCTTGAGCATTAGCAGCGCCTTGAGCAGCGATGTTTGCTTCATTAGCTTCTTGCGCGGCTTTAGCAGCTTGCTTACGTTTTAGCTTAATCATTTGATTAGCTAACTTAAGATTACTAATTTGTCTAATGTCTATAGCATCTTCTAAATTAATACTTCCTTGTTGTATTGCTGCTTGTATATTGTTTTCTAATTGCTGCTTTTCCTGTTCATCTGGTACTAAATCAAAATAAATACCAAAATCATATAAATGCATGTCTTCTAAATCAGTCAGTTGTCCAACATTCCAAGTAGATATACTATTCTTTAATGCTTCATTAGTTAATTCAAATTGTATAGCATCAGAAGTTCTTAAAACTATATTCTCACAAGTTCTAATAGTTAAATATAAATAAGAATTTAAAATATGTTTTGTAGCTGTATTACTATTAGCAGCCGCTAGCTTCTGTAAACCAACTAATGAATCTGAGTTTGGCATACTACCATCTCTAGCTTCATTTAAACCAGTTACATCTCTTATCATTTGTAGATAATACTGATAAGTAGATATTAAAGATTGTATCTTGTTGCCTCCAGACGATGACTGTAATTCTTGTATAGGTACTCTACCTGGATTAGGGTCACCTTCTTGAGTCATTGATCTACCTAATATACTACCAGTCTGAAAGTACATGTTTAAAGCTTCCTTAGGATTGTAGCTAGTACCATTACCTAAATCTACTTCTGCTAATCCATCTACATCTAAATAAACTCCATCTGGTATTATCTTAGATATTACTTGTTGGATTTTTAAATGAGTAAGTTGAATCATATCAGCAAATCCCATCATTCTACTAACAAGACTTTCTATTCTACCCATATACATCTTAGGCGAACATATAGTATAATTCATGTTTACTTTAACCAAATTAGATTTTGG